GCCATCGAGGATTTCCAGCCTGCGCTGACGGTGATTGACGAGGGCGGTCTGGGCTATGGGATTCTGGACCGGCTGGTGGAGCAGCGGTATAAGGTGCGCGGCGTGAATTTTGGCTGGAAGGCCAAGGCGGGCATCATGTGGGGCAACAAGCGGGCCGAATTGTGGGGGGCGATGCGCGACTGGTTGAAGTCGGCGTCCGTTCCGAAGGATCGGCAGCTAAAGACCGACCTGACGGCGCCAAAAACCAAGCCAGACAGTAGCGGTACGGTATACTTAGAGTCCAAGAAGGACATGAAGTCTCGCGGTCTGGCATCACCGGACGCGGCTGACGCATTGGCATGCACATTTGCGTTCCCGCTGGCTCACAGGGAGTACAATGCCAAGCCAGAGCGGCGCTCTGTAAGTGAGCGCAGCGCGGTTTCCACAGGTTGGATGTCTCACTGATGGCCAAAAAGTCCGTGTCTTTGAGCGTTGGTCGGGGCGAAAAGCTGCCCGTCTCGCAGGGCGCTGGCCTGACGGCCAAGGGCCGGGAGAAGTACAACCGGGAAACGGGGTCAAACCTGAAGGCGCCCGCGCCGAGCCCCAAGACTGAAGCGGATAAGGGGCGGAAGAAGTCGTTCTGTAGTAGAATGGCACCTATCGCAGAAAAAAGCGAAGAGGGTAGCCGTGCAAAAGCCGCAATGCGACGCTGGAAGTGCTGAAATGTGGGCCGACATTCAAGGGTACGAAGGCCGATACCAAGTGAGCACGCTTGGCCGGGTCAAGTCCTTGGCTCGTTTCCGCAAAACCAAAGGCGGCGGCCAAACTTGGATGCCTGAGCGCATCATGCGTTTGACGCCCAAGAAAGAAACAGGGCGCACCAAACCGTATGTTGAAGTGCGTTTGCGTGACGGCGGCCCAAGAACTGAGCCTTGCAGGTCGTTTTTGGTGCATCGGCTTGTAGCGCACGCGTTTATTAAGCCGCTTGAGCGCGACGAAGAGGTTGACCACCGCAATGGCGCGCATTCAGACAACCGCGTGGAAAATTTGCGTGTTTTGCACTATGTAGAACATGGCAGAATGCACCCTTGCGTTGCTTACAAAATAACTGAACTCGGCAGAAAAAGTGGTTTTTTGCCGGCGCACTTGAGGGCAGCATGAAAAAACCTGGCGATCCAGGGCTTTACGCCGCAATTCACGCCAAGCGCGAGCGCATTGCTGCTGGCAGCGGTGAAAAGATGAGGAAGCCTGGCGCGGCAGGTGCTCCCACTGCCAAAGCGTTCCGCGAATCGGCCAAAACGGCCAAGCCGAAGGGGAAATGACGTGCCGCTGGTGAAATCATCTTCCAAAGAGGCGTTCCGCAAGAACGTGAAGGCTGAAGTGGCGTCTGGCAAACCCGCAAAACAGGCTGTAGCTATTGCGTACAGCGTTAAGCGCGAGGCTCAGCGGCCTGCGCCGAAGAAAAAGTAACCGCGGACACTCTGATGGCCACGTACTCGCCTGAAACCGGCATAGACGCCGCAAAAACCGTCGCCAGCGGCGCGTCTGACGAGTCGGCGTTTCTGACCGAGATGCGCCACCGCATGAAGATGGCTCAGGCGGCGTTTTCCAACACCCGGCAGAATGAGCTGGACGACCTGAAGTTCTATGCCGGCAGTTCGGACAATTCGTGGCAGTGGCCGCAGGACGTGTTGGCCACCCGCGGCAGCGTGCAGGGTCAGACGATCAACGCTAGGCCGTGCCTGACCATTAACAAGCTGCCGCAGCATATCCGCAGCGTTACCAATGACCAGCGCCAGAACCGTCCGAGCGGCAAGGTCATTCCGGCTGACGATCAAGCCGATCCGGAAGTTGCCGAAATTTACGACGGCATGGTGCGGCACATTGAGTACATGTCCGACGCGGACGTGGCTTACGACACCGCCTGCGAAAACCAAGTCACGTTTGGCGAGGGCTACATCCGCATTCTGACGGAGTACGTGGACGCCAACACGTTTGATCAGGACATCCGCATCGGGCGTATCCGCAACTCGTTCAGCGTGTACATGGACCCGCTGATGCAAGACCCGTGCGGGTCTGATGCGCAGTGGTGCTTCATCACGCAAGACCTAACGCGCAAAGAGTACGAACGGCTGTATCCAAAGGCGGCGCCTGTCTCGACCCTGATGTCGTACAGTGTCGGAGATTCGACGTCTGGGTACTGGCTGAACGAGAACATGGTTCGGATTGCCGAGTATTTTTACATCGTCACCGAGCGCAAGACCCTGCACCTGTACCCTGGTGGCATGACGGCGTTTGCCGGGTCGCCAGAAACTCGGCAGATGGAAGCGATGGGCTTGAAGTCCATTCGCACTCGCGAGGCCGACCAGAAAATTGTGAAGTGGTGCAAGACCAACGGTTACGAGAAGCTGGAAGAGCAGGACTGGGCCGGCAAGTCGATTCCGGTGGTGCGCGTGGTGGGCAACGAGTTTGAGGTGGACGGCGAAGTCCACATCTCGGGCTTGGTGCGCAACGCTAAAGACGCCCAGCGCATGTACAACTACTGGGTGTCGCAGGAAGCAGAGATGCTGGCCTTGGCACCCAAGGCGCCGTTCATTGGGTACGGCGGGCAGTTTGAGGGCTACGAGCACCAGTGGAAAACGGCCAACACGCAAAACTGGCCGTATCTCGAGGTAAACCCCGACGCATCTGACGGCGCCGGCAATTCGTTCCCGCTGCCACAGCGCGCACAACCGCCGATGGCCCAGCAGGGTTTGATTGCGGCCAAAATGGGCGCGTCCGATGACATTAAATCGACGACGGGGCAGTACGACTCGTCTATCGGGGCGACTTCCAACGAACGCTCGGGCCGCGCAATTCTGGCGCGTGAGAAGCAAAGTGACACAGGCACGTATCATTACGTGGACAATCTGGCACGTGCCGTACGTTATGTGACGCGCCAGATCGTTGACCTGATCCCGAAGATTTACGACACCCAGCGGATTGCCCGCATCATTGGTATTGACGGCGAAACGCGCATGGCGCGCCTAGACCCGATGCAGCAAGAGCCGGTGCGCGAGATCAAGGATCAGGCCGGCATGGTGGTTGCCAAAATCTACAACCCCGGCGTTGGCAAGTACGACGTTGTGGTGACCACTGGGCCGTCGTACCTGACCAAGCGTCAGGAAGCGATGGATGCGATGTCGCAAATCCTGCAGGGTTCGCCGCAGTTGTGGGCCGTTGCTGGCGACTTGTTCGTCAAGAACATGGACTGGCCTGGCGCTGAAGAACTGGCTGAGCGCTTGCGCAAGACGATTGACCCGAAGCTGCTGCAGGATCAGGAAGACCCCGCGCTGCAGGCTGCAAACCAGCAGATTCAAGTGCTTACGCAGGAACTGCAGGGCATGATGCAGATGCTTCAGCGCGTCAATCAGTCGATGGAAGCGCAAGAAATCAAGATCAAGGAATACGACGCAGAGACCAAACGCATCAGCGTCATGCAGGCCGGAATGCGGCCCGAGCAGATTCAAGAGTTGATCGTGCAGACCTTGCGAGACGTGGCAGATGTCGGCAGTTTGGCGGCAGCGCAACGCCAGTTTATGCCGCCCACGCCAGACATGCAGGGCGGTATGCTTGGCTCGACAATGGCGCAGCCTGAAGGAGTTTCGGTATGACGTGCGAAGTGTTTGTCGGCCACCTGTTCCTTGCGCGTGACGTCACGCATTCGGCGCACCTAAACACGCGCTCGTATGCTAAGCATGTGGCGCTGAACGAGTTTTATGACGGCATCATTGACCTAGCAGACAAGTTTGCCGAGGCGTACCAAGGCCGGCATGGCTTGATCGGCGCGGTTACGCTGCAGTCGGCTACCAAAACCAACAGCGTGCTGGAGTTCCTTGAGGACTCGCTTAAGATGTTGGAAGACATGCGGTATAGGGTGTGTGACAAAACCGACACGCCGCTGCAGAACATCATTGATGAAATTGTGGGCCTGTACTTGAGCACGCTATACAAGCTGAAGTTTTTGGCCTAAAGGAAGATCATGGCGTCGTACAACAAGTTCAACGACTTTTCCGAGCAGCTTGTAGAGGGCGTCCATGATTTTGGCGCCAATACATACAAGGTGGCGCTAAGCAATTCCGCACCCATTGCGGCTAACAGCGTTTTGGCCGACATTACGCAGATCAGCGGAACTAACGGCTATACCACTGGCGGCACGGCTACAACGATTTCGTTGTCAGAAACCGGCGGAACAACGACCGTAAGTGGCACGCAGGTGGTGTTCACGGCGTCTGGGGGCAGCATGGGGCCGTTTCGGTACATTGTGCTGTACAACGACTCGTCGACATCTCCGCTGGACGCGCTGGTGGCCTGGTGGGACTACGGCAGCGGCATTACGCTAGCTGACGGCGAGACGTTCACGGTCAAGTTCTCGAACACCACTCCTGGCGCAATCTTCACGCTTGCCTGACCATGCCGCTCGTCATAAAAGACCGGGTTAAAGAGACTACCACTACAACCGGTACTGGAACGTATACGTTGGCCGGTGCGTCAGCGGGGTATCAGTCTTTTTCTGTCGTCGGCAACGGAAACACGACCTATTACACGGTCGCAAATGGTACTGACTGGGAAGTCGGTATCGGAACGTATACGGCAGCCGGCACGACGCTTAGCCGCAACACAATCCTTGAGTCTAGCAACGCTGGATCGGCGGTCAACTGGGGTGCTGGCAGCAAGGACGTTTTTGTCACCTATCCCGCCGAGCGCGCTGTATATGTGGATGGGTCAAGCATTGTCCCCGCTACATCTGCTTCATTGCCGAGCACCAGTGGGGGCACGGGTCAAACTTCGTATACGGAAGGCGATCTGCTATATGCAAGCAGCAGCACAACGCTGTCCAAGCTGGGCGTAGGTGCTCCTGGAGAAGTTCTGCAGGCGGGAGCCACGACTCCGGAATATGGTGGACTGTCTGGAAACAACACCACAATTCAGATTGCTAACAGCAGCGTACCCGGATCAGTCCCGACTGCGGTTAGCCTTTCTGCTGGCGAGCTGGTAATCAACACTGCTGACGGCAAGCTGTACTTCAAAGACAGCGGCGGCACAGTTAAGTTTTTTTCCCAAGCTAATCCAATTTACCTCGCCAACTATTTTGGAGGTTTCTAAATGCCGGTCACCGCAACCCCTATTTTTACCCAAACCCCAAACGTCGGGGCTTTGAATGCAGTTATTTCAACTGCGATGACCAACACTTCTGCATTTGACGGAACGCAGGCTACGGGCACCGCAATGGCGCTTGCATTTACTGCGGGCGCTAACGGGTCGCGTGTTGATCAAGTAACGTGCCGTTTTGCCTCAACCAACGGCGCAGCGGCATCGGGTACTTCAAGCGCATCTGTAATCCGATTTTGGATTAACAACGGCAGCGCAAATACCACGGCAACCAACAACATTTTCTTGGGTGAAGTTGCAATGGCCGCAACGGCCGTGACCGCATTGGGAACTACGGCGTTGATTGTTAATGCGTTGCCGTTGCCTGTTGGCGGGTTAAATTTGCCGGCTGGCTATCGCATTTATGCCGGACCCACAGTTGCGGCAGGCGGAACAAGCATTGCATTTGCTGTTAATGCAATTGGCGGGGACTACTGATGAGTGCTTCTCAACAACAGTCGGCGTTTAACTATTCGGTTCCGCCGTATGCGAACCTGCCAATTAAAAATATTACGTCTGCTTATACGGTACAACCAAACGACAGCGGTTTTATTATTAACTGTACCAGCGGCACGTTTACCGTGTCGTTGACTGCTGCTGCTACTCTGGGTGCTGGGTTCAACGTAACGATCTGGAATACAAGCGCCACTGCCACAGACGCTATTACTATTGATCCAAGTGGTGCTGAGGCTATTGATGGTGATGCGACGCTTATTCTAAGGCGTAGTGAAGGCCTGCAAATTGTTTGTGATGGTAAGAACTGGCAGACTGGTAATAAAAAAGTGATGCGCGGGTATGCGGAAAACATCCAAACCGCTTTAAGAGCATCAGCTTCTGGAAGCAATGCACTCGCCGTCGGGCCGGGAGCAATTGCTTCTGGCTCTCAGTCTGTAGCTATTGGATACGCTACGGCCAGCGCTAATGCAAGCATTGCAATAGCCGGATGGGGTAGTTACGCTACCGCAAGTTCAAATTATTCAGTTGCGATTGGTAATACATCAAGCGGCTCTGCCTCCCAAGCCACTACCGGCTCCGGGGCTATGGCCCTTGGCGGCAGCTATGCATCAGGTACAGATTCGCTTGCGGCGGCTGTGGCGAACAACACGAGTACTTATGGTGCTAAAGGTGCGAATTCTATAGCAATGGGGTTTCAAGGTAGAGCTAATGCTGATCGCGGCGTTGCTGTTGGTCCTTATTCCCGAGCACAGGCATCCGACTCATTGGCCTTGGGGCAAGGTCAAGCTATGGGATCAAATTCCATTGCAATTGGTTCAAATAATACTATTAGCTTTCCAACTGCCAACGGCAATAATTCTGTGGCTATAGGATCAGATGCATTAGCGGAACAAAAAGGAAAATACGCGTACTCCGGCTCTTATTCATATGATCAAGGCGGGAGTCAGTATGGATTGCTAATTCTTCGTAACACGTCTACTTCAGCAACTCCAGTAATTTTAACTTCAGATAGAACTGCGCCCGGAACAGACGATCAAGTCATCCTTCCCAACAACAGCGCCTACGCATTTACTGGCACTGTTGTTGCTCGCCGCCAAGCGGCTGGGGGCACGGAATCCGCTGCTTGGAATATTGAAGGTTTGATTCGCCGCGAAGGCACCGCAGCCAGCACAACTCTGGTGGCGTCCACGGTCACGGCAATCAGCAACGTCCCAGGCTGGACGCTGGCGTTGTCGGCAGACACTACCAATGGCGGGCTTGCCATAACGGCCACCGGCGCTGCCGCCACCAACATCCGCTGGGTTGCCACGGTGCAGACCAGCGAAGTCACTTACGCATAACGAGGCGGCAATGGCCATTCAAATTGACCTTTCTACATCTCAGTACGGCGTCCCTTTTGCCGGCGCCTACTTCCGCATCGCCACCGCCGCCGTCAGTCGTCAGCGCCAAGGCGGGTCAAAGTTCAGTGTCATGATCGACGTTGCTGGCTACGGCACGGCGACGCCCGGAGACGACACCCGCGAGGTCGATTTCCGCCGCTATCACACTCCGCTGCAAGATGTTGAGGCTCAGACTGGCGCAACGTTTCTTGACCGTTGCTACGCCTGGGTAATGGCGCAGCCCGACATGGTTGGCTCTGTGGCGGTGTAAACCATGCTTGGCCTGCTTCCACTTTCTGGCGGGCCGATATCATCGCTGCCCTTTGCGGGGGCGGCTTATTCAATTGATGCGGCGGCTGGCTCATACGCCATCACGGGCCAAGCAGCCACGTTGTCAATTGAGGCCAGCATAAATGCTGCGGCAGGCTCTTACGTTGTCAGCGGTCAAGCGGCAACACTGTCGGCGTCTCGCAGCATTTCTTCAGATGCCGGCAGCTATGCACTGAACGGGCAAGCCGCGCAATTGTTTGCCGACAGGGCGCTGCCTGCTAACGCCGGCTCGTATGCTCTAACGGGTCAGGCGGCCACGCTGGAACTCAATCGTTTGTTCAACGCGCAGGCGGGAACTTACGCGATTACAGGCCAAGCGGCAGAATTTTCTAGGCTATTTGTGGCGTCTCTTACGCCTGGCGCTTACGCAATCAATGGCCAAGCGGCTACACTGTCTATAATGCGACCGTATCCGCTGCCTGAAGACGTGAGGGACGGGGTGCAGTACGGCCCTGGAGGCATCTACTTCGGAACTATGGCGCCAGAAACCAGGGTGCCGTTGCGATCTTTTACCGGGAGATATTGAATGGCTATCAACCTCAAGGCCGTCACCACCAGGCTGGGGTACGAACAAATCAACGGGCTCAGCGCCGTCAAAGGTCTGACTGTGCCGGTTATTGACCTCAACGGGCTCTCATGCCGGCCAACGCTTGCGTTGATTGTTGCGGAGTCCACGGCCGTGCGCTGGCGTGATGATGATGTTGACCCGACGGCTGCTGTTGGCATGCCTTTGGCGACGGGCGTTACGTTGCAATACGACGGCGATCTGACCAAGATCAAATTCATTGAGCAGTCGGCGTCCTCCAAGCTGAACGTCACATACTACGCTTGAGGAGAACCCCATGAACGTTTTTGGTGACTCCGGCCAGATTGACTCTGACAAATTCTTGGACTACGTTGCCCGCCAGCTATCTGCTGATGTGGCCAACTTGGTCAAGATCCGCGATGAGATGGCCCTGAGGCAGGGAGCGCTGACGGCCGCGCAAGACGCAGCCAAACTGCGTTCAGATGCTCAGTCCGAGCTTGCGGCGGCCAAGGATGCCGCGGCGGTGATGATGGCAGAAGCCCAGCGTCAGCTCCACGATGCCAAGCTCCTTAAAGAAGAGCTGGTGGCTAACTTGCAGGCGTATGATAAGCAGGCGGATGCGTTTAAGCGCGACTCAACCGCCAAGTGGTCTGAGCTTGCCTCGCGGGAAAAGACCGTTACTATCAGAGAGTCTGACGCCGACCAGAAAGAAAGCAGTATTGCTTTTGTGGCGGCTCAGTTGCAAGCTGATCGTGCGGCGCTGGAGGCTAGGATTAAAGCCTTCCAGGACAAAGTTGCATCTCTTAGCGTTTAATGCAGTACACTTCTGCCGTACCGGCCCGTTGACCGGGGATTCTTCGGAATCACATGGACGAGAACCAACCGCTCGTAACGGAAGCGCCGGCAGTAGCCGACGTGCCCGTGACCGCACCCGAGGTGACGGCGACCTCGGAGTCTGCGCAGAATGAACAGCCGGCGAAGGCTTTCTCGCAAGAGGAAGTTGATGCGCTAGTCGCTAAGCGGCTTGCGAAAGAGCAGCGTAAGTGGGAACGAAAGCTACAGCAACCGGCGCCCGCCGTGTCGTCTGTGCCGAAAGAAATCCCGCCTGCTGATCAGTTTGAGTCCGTTGAAGCCTACGCTCACGCGCTGGCGGAAAAGCGGGCTACGGAACTGGTTCAGCAGCGAGAGGCCTATCAGCAGCAGACGCAAGTGCTGGAGTCTCACCGTGACCGTGAGGAAACGGCTAGGGATAAATACGACGACTACGAAGACGTCGTGTATAACCCAAAGCTGGCAATCACGCCAATCATGGCGCAGACCATCCAGGCTTCGGATATGGGACCGGATGTGGCCTATTACTTGGGGACCAACCCCAGGGAGGCCGAGCGCATCGCCCGCATGTCTGCAATTGCGCAAGCTAAGGAGATTGGTAGGTTGGAGGCAAAAATTGCCTCGGCCCCGCCGGTCAAGAAAACCACGTCTGCCCCCACGCCTATTTCACCCGTGAGCGCTAGAACAACGTCAACTTCACTCGACACGACGGACCCACGTGCTGTAAAGCAAATGAGTGCGTCGGAGTGGATTGCCGCTGAGCGCGCACGGCAGACTCGGCAGTGGGAAGCCCGTAATCGTTAAATCTTAAAGGAGCAAGTCATGGCTCAGAATCTGCTGACCATCGACATGATCACTCTCAAGGCACTGGAAATCCTTGAGAACAATCTTGTCCTCACCCGAAACGTGAATCGCCAGTACGACAGTAGCTTTGCTGTCGAAGGCGCCAAGATCGGCGACACGCTGCGCATCCGCCTGCCGGATCGTGCTCTGGTCACTGACGGCGCTGCCCTGGGCGTCCAAGAAGTCAACGAGCAGTACACCACGCTGACCGTTGCCAGCCAGAAGCATATCGGCGTAAACTTCACGTCCGCCGAAATGGCCCTGAGCCTGGACGACTTCGCGGATCGTATCCTGAAGCCCCGCGTCAGCCAGCTGGCGGCCAGCATTGACGCCGACGTGGCTAACTCGTTCCAGAATATCTTCCAATCGGTAGGTACGCCTGGCACGACTCCCGCCACCTCGCTGGTTCTGCTGCAGGGCAACCAGAAGCTGAACGAAGCCGCCGCGCTGCCCAGCCCGCGCTACGTCACCGTTAACCCGGCGGCGAACGCGAATCTGGTCGAAGGCATGAAGGGCTTGTTCAACCCGACCTCCACCATCAGCCGCCAGTTTAAGAACGGCATGATGGGCGAGGGCATCCTCGGGTTTGAAGAAGTCAACATGTCGCAGTCGATCAAGCAGCACACGACCGGCTCGCGCACTGGTGCGCACACTGTTACGACCACCGTGTCGGCGCAGGGTGCGACCACCATTGCGATCACCGGCACGGGCACGCAAATCATCAAGAAGGGCGACGTCTTCACCGTTGCCGACTGCTTTGCCGTGAACCCGCAGACCCGCGAGTCCACCGGTTCGCTACAGCAGTTTGTGGCAACGGCTGATGCGACGGCTGTTGGTGGCGCGTACACCGTGAGCGTGAGCCCGGCGATCTACACGTCGGGTCAAGCGCTGGCTACGGTGGATTCGTTCCCGGTGTCTGGCAAGACGGTCACGTTCCTTGGCTCTGCTTCCACGCAGTACCCGCAGAACCTGATCTACCACAAGGACGCCATCACGTTCGCCACCGCTGACCTGCTGCTGCCGCAAGGTGTGGACATGGCCTCGCGCAAGGTCCACAATGGCATCAGCATGCGTATCGTGCGCCAGTACGACATCAACAACGACCGCATGCCGTGTCGTATTGACGTGCTGTACGGCTACGGTGTCATCCGTCCGCAAATGGCCTGCCGGCTCTGGGGGTAAACCATGTCATACACCCGTCCCATTGGCGTGGCGTATGAAGACCAAGACCTCGATGCTGCCACGCTGGGCAAGTCTGCCAGCGCTGGCGGCACCATCGGGTTCTATGGCCTGACGCCTGTCACGCAACGAGCAGCGGCTGTACAGGCCGCGTCTGTGGTGTCCGCTTCGTCGTACATCACGGTCGGTTCCAACCTGGCGGCTTGGGCCGCTGAAGTCAACGCTACCCTCACCGGCTTGGGCCTGTGGAAGGGTGGCGCCTGACGCCCGCATTTGAAAGGATCACATCATGTCTGCAGCAAGTCTCCAAGCACCGAAGATCGGTGACGGCGAACAGGTCGGCGATGGCAACACCTCCGAAACCCTGAACGTCGGCCGCTCCGGCCAGCCCATCGCAGTTCAGCCGTCCACCACTGGTGTGCTGGGTTTTTACGGCAAGACGCCGGCCGCCCAGCGCGCCGCGGCCATCCAGGCTGCGTCCGTTGTGTCGGCCTCTACCTGGGCCAGCGTTGCCAGCAACCAAGCCGCTTTCTTTGCGGAAGTTGCGTCTACGCTGACCGGCCTGGGCCTGTGGAAGGGCGCGGCCTAAACGATGACTAAGGTTGTCTTTTGCGTGCCGACTGTCAAACGGCCTTACCAGCAATGTCTTGACAGTTTGGAAGCGTCCTTGCCGCTGCTTGATGCTCATGGCATTGAGCACGGCATGGTCAACGAAATAGGCAACCCGTACATCAGCGCAGCGCGGGCAACCATGCTGCGTAAAGCGCTGGATGCCAAGGCAGACGTGATCGTGTTTATCGACCACGACCTGTCTTGGCGTCCAGCCGACATGCTCAAGCTCATCCAGACTGACGGCGATGTCGTTGGTGGCACTTATCGGTTCAAAGCCGAGAAGGTGAGCTACATGGGCACAATTCACAGCCATCCTGACGGCACTCCTGTGGTCCGGGCTGACGGAGCCATCCAAGCGCGGCTGTTGCCCGCCGGATTTCTCAAGGTGACCACCAAGGCCGTGGATAGGTTTATGACGGCGTACCCAGAGCTTTGCTACGGGGAAAAGTACCGCCAGAGCATTGACCTGTTCAACCACGGAGCCCACAAGGGCGTGTGGTGGGGCGAGGATTACGCCTTCTGCCGGCGTTGGGAAGAGTGCGGCGGCGAGGCGTGGTTGGTGCCTGATTTGCAGTTGGATCACCACAGCGTGGATCGCTCGTATCCGGGCAACTTTCACACATATCTGCGACAGCAGCCTGGAGGCGACCTTTGCCAGTCATCTATCTGAACCATCCGGTCCACGGCGAAAAAGTCGCCACGTCGGATATGGAAGCAGAATACGACGAGCAAAACGGCTGGACGCGGTATACTCTAGGTGAGCCCGCCGAGCCCGAGGACGAGCCTATCGTCAACGTGAATCACATGCTTGGCCGGCGCCGTCGCAAGGAGCCCGAGCATGTCCACGACAGCCGGTGACCAGATCAATGCCGCACTGCGGCTGATTGGCCAACTGGCCGAAGGTGAAACGCCGTCGGCCGAAACGTCGCAGGATGCCCTGACGGCGTTGAACCAAATGCTGGACTCTTGGAGCACCGAGCGTCTAGCGGTGTACGCTACGCAGACACAGACTGTTTCGTGGCCGCCCAATGTTGCTGAGCGCACGATTGGCCCGACCGGCGATTTTGTTGGTGTGCGGCCCATTCTGCTGGATGACTCTTGCTATTTCAAAGACCCGAGCACGGGCATTTCGTATGGCCTGGTGTTCATCAACCAGCAGCAGTACAACGGTATTGCGCTGAAGACGGTGACGGCTACTTACCCGCAGAGCATGTGGGTAAACATGACCTACCCGAATGTCAGCATGACGGTATACCCGGTGCCCACGCGGTCGCTGGAGTTCTATCTGGTGTCGGTGCAGGAGTTGGCGCAGCCGGCAACGCTAAACACTGAGCTTGCGTTCCCGCCTGGCTACCTGCGGTGCTTTAAGTACAACCTGGCCTGCGAGATTGCGGCCGAGTTTGGCGTTGAGGCGCCACCCACGGTGCAGCGCATTGCAATGGCGTCGAAGCGCAACATCAAGCGCATCAACTTCCCGGATGACGTCATGTCGCTGCCGTACAACCTGATCAATCGCCGCCAGCAGCGGTTCAACATCTACGCCGGCACGCCGTGAAGACGCCGATTCTTGGATCGTCGTATGTGGCTCGCAGCGTCAATGCTGCGGACAGCCGCATGGTCAACCTGTTTCCCGAGGTTGTGCCTGACGGCGGCAAGGAACCGGCGTTTTTGCAACGAGCGCCTGGCTTGCGTTTGGTGGCCACTGTGGGCGAAGGCCCGATCCGCGGCATGTGGAAGTTTGGCGACTTCCTGTACGTTGCGTCTGGCGGCAAACTGTATCGCGCAGATGGCAACTTTACCGTCACAGAGCTTGGCCTGATCAACGGCAGCGGGCCGGTGAGCATGACGGACAACGGCACGCAGTTGTTCGTTGCCTGCAACCCTGACGCCTTCATCTACAACGCCAGCACGGACGCGTTTGCGCAGATTGCGGACCCTGATTTTCCAGGCGCAGTGACTGTTGGTTACCTTGACGGCTATTTTGTCTTCAATGAGCCCAACAGTCAGAGGTTCTGGGTGACGTCGCTCAACGACGGCACTGCGGTTGACCCACTGGACTTTGCCAGCGCTGAAGGCAACCCGGACAACATCGTCTCGCTGATGGTTGACCACCGCGAGGTGTGGCTATTCGGCAACAACACCATTGAGGTCTGGTACAACGCAGGCACCGCAGATTTCCCGTTGCAGCGCATCCAAGGCGCCTTCATGGAAACAGGCTGCCTTGCGCCGTACAGTGTGGCCAAGCTGGACAACAGCGTGTTCTGGCTGGGTTCTGACGCGCGTGGCAACGGCATTGTGTACCGCAACAACGGGTACAACGCAGCGCGTGTAAGCACGCATGCGGTGGAATGGCAAATCCAACAGTACGGCGTTCTAAACGATGCCATAGGCTACTCGTACCAGCAGGATGGTCATTCGTTCTACGTGCTGACGTTTCCGACCGCGCAAGCCACGTGGGTGTTTGACGTCTCCACGGGCGCGTGGCACGAACGGGCCGCGTGGAATGGCGTGGAGTTCCGCCGGCACCGCAGCAACTGCCAGGCCAACTTTGCCGGCGAGGTGTTGGTCGGGGACTGGGAAAGCGGCAGCGTCTATGCGTTTGACCCCGAGGTGTACGACGACAGTGGAGCCACGCAGCGGTGGTTGCGGTCGTGGCGCGCGCTGCCTACGGGGCAGAATTCGCTGAAGCGCACGGCGCATCACACGTTGCAGTTGGATGTTGAGGCGGGATCTGTCTCAAAACCAACTGATGTAGAACTGATATCAAACCCCGGCGGTCCATTCTCAAGCCCAGTGGGATGGACTGCTGGGCCGGATACTTCCATAAGTATTAACGGCAAAAATTTGCAAATTACAGCACTGTCTTCAACTGCGCCTTACGCTTACGCGAGCTTTGAAAGCGGAGTTGGCGAGCTTGTAAGCATTTCTTTTAGGATGCAAAGACAAGGGTCTTCTGCAACAGTTTTTCGATTTGGCACTTCGCCAAATTCGGCAGGGCTGTATTCGTTTGCAAGCTCAGCTTCCGACACTGGGGTAAGAACAAATTCTTTTGTGTCGCCAGGTGGAACAATATACGCAACATTCGGGCAGCCGACCTCTGTTGGTAGTTCTGATCTTGTTTTTGGGTCTGCCACGGCGGTCAGAGTTCCAAACATTGACCCCCAAGTCATGCTTCGTTGGTCCGACGACGGCGGCCACACATGGAGCAACGAACATTGGGTCGGCATGGGCAAGATCGGCGAGTACGGCAAGCGCGTCATCTGGCGGCGTTTGGGCATGACCACCAAGTTGCGGGATCGCGTGTACGAGATCAGCGGAAGTGACCCGGTAAAGATTGCCATCATGGGCGCGGAACTGACGGCGACGCCGACGAGCGCCTGACATGCAAACGCTACCCCGCGTCCCGGCATCACGCGATCCGCTAGTAGACGCCGGGGCGCTGACAACCCGCGCGTGGTTCCGGTTCTTCTCGCTGCTGCAAGAGAGCATCGGGCAGGCCAGCCTGGAGACGTTTACCCGCGTTCAGAACTCCACGGGCAGCACGCTCGCCAAGGGCACTGTGGTGGGCCTTGCCGGCGTCGGCGCGGCCAATTTGCTGTCGGTGTCGGCTTACCTGGCAGACGGCGCTACGCCTTCGCTGTACATCCTCGGGGTGCTGGACGAAACCATCCCCGACAGCGGTTCTACGGGCCTGTGTTGCGTGTGGGGGCAGGTGAGCGGCATCGACACCAGCGCGTTCAACGTGGGCGACATTCTGTACGCCAGCCCCACGGTGGCCGGCGCGTTTACCAACGTCAAGCCCACGGCGCCGGATAACGTTGTCCCGGTGGCTGCAGTGCTGGTGAAAAGCGCCACTGACGGCGTGATCTTTGTGCGGCCGACAATTGAACAGCAGAAGTACTACGGCGAGTTCACCAAAACCAGCGACCAGACGCCCGCGCTGGCAAACACCGCCTACGCGCTGACGTTTGACAACACCGAAGCCGCCGAGAGCGTCAGCATTGGCTCGCCCGCCTCACGCATTGTGGTGGCGCAGTCGGGGCTGTATCAGTTTGGCGCCACCATCCAGATCAGCAGCAGCAACAGCAGCGACAAAAACGTCTGGGTGTGGTTTCGCAAGAGCGGCACGGACATCGCCAACACGGCCCGCATCGTCACGATCAGCGTCAACGGGGCATACACGCCCGTCACGCTGAGTGAGTTTTTCTCACTGGCGGCCAACGATTACATCGAAGTCATGTTTGCCGCAAACGATACGTCCATCACGGTGGATAATGTCGCCGCGACCGCGTTTGCCCCGGCCGCGCCTGCCGTCGTGCTGGCAGTCACTCAGGTTCAACAGTAGAGGCTCGCATGGGCGTTTCACTCTCGCAATACGCTGGCGCCGGGGCGCAGTTCTTCGACAACAACGGCAACCCGTTGGCCGGCGGGCTGATTTACACCTACGCTGCCGGCACCACGACGCCGATTGCCACGTACACCAGCAGCAGCGGCGGCACGGCCAACGCCAACCCAATTGTGCTAGACAGCGCCGGCAGGACGCCAGCACAAATCTGGCTGACGGAAGGATCGTCGTACAAGTTCGTGCTTCAGACGTCGCTGGGCGTCACGATCAAGACCGACGACAACATTTTTGCGTCCTATCAGCTTGCGGTTGATGTTGGCGTAGCGGTTGGTTTGGGCGCTGGCAGCGTGGCTACCAATATTGCGCTGGGTGACACCGCTCTCGACAGCAACACCACCGGTTCCAACAACGTGGCGGTGGGCTACAACGCCCTGACGGCCAACACCGACGGCTTCCAAAACACCGCCGTGGGCTCCGAGGCGCTGGATGCAAACACCTCGGGCGACTACAACACTGCGGTGGGCTTCCAGGCACTGACGGCGGCCAGCACGGCGAACTACAACACCGGCATCGGCTATCGGACGCTGCAGGCCGTTACTACGGGCGCAAATAACGTTGCTGTTGGCGCCGAATCCATGCTTGTTATGGGCACGGGAAGCGATAACGTTGCAATGGGATTCCGGGCGCTAGATGCGTATCTTGGCAGCAACGCAGTCGCTATTGGATCTGGCGCTTTGGGGGCCGCAACAAGCGGAAGCCAAAATACTGCTGTTGGCAAAAATGCATTGGCCGGTATTACGACCGGAGGAAGCAACGTTGCAGTTGGATTGGAGGCTATTCCGGCGGGCAATGGAAATAATAATGTTGCTATTGGGGCAGCATCGCTGTTTGGCGGGACAAGTGCCTCGGATAACGTAGCAATTGGAACCTCTGCCGGTAGTTCCATTACGACTGGTAGCAACAACATTCTGATAGGCTACAACGCCGCCGCGTCGTCCGCTACCGTCAGCAACGAAATCACGCTGGGCAACAGCAGCATCACGTCGATGCGCGTGCCTGGCCTGACAATGACTGCCGGTTTGAAGTGGATCAACAACGGCACGCACACTGTTGTAAACCTGTTGGCAAACGCGCCAGCCGCAACCGTGGGCGCAGGCGCCCGCGCTGTGGTGACGGACGCCAACGCGACGACGTTCCACAGCATCGTGGCGGCGGGCGGGCCAAACACCGTGCCCGTGTTCAGCGACGGCACCAACTGGCGGATTGGGTGAGGTAAATCATGGCAACCAAATGGCTTTCCGCATCCGATCCGTATTTTGAACAGTTTTCCGGAACGCAAGATGAGGGTGGATTTCAGCCTGGGCAGTACGCGGGCCAGATTGCGGGCCTGAACAGCCCAGCGATGTGGGAGCCGCTGGCTAAACAACTTGGTTACACCGGCGAAATCATGGGTGTTGTCGGGACCGACGCTGAAGGCGGGGCGCTGACCGACTACAGCAATGAGTTCAAGAACTTTATCGCGCAGAAGAAGGCCGAAGGCTACGACCTTGTTACCGACGCGAGCAAAATTGACCAGCGCAAACAGACGGTAGGACTTCGCCTGCCGAGCGGCCAAGTGGTTGGCGAGCGCTCAGTGGATGCCGGCGGTTTCGGTGAGTTCTTGCAGGGCGCAATGATGATGTTTGGCCCTGTGTTTGGGGGTCAGATATTCAACGCGCTCACGGGTTCGGGGACCGCTGCCGGCAGTGCGCTCGGAATTGCCGAAGGAATGGCGCCTGGTGTTCTTGCGCCTGCGACGGCGGCCGAAATGGCTGGAGTTAACGCACTGTTGGGTAGCGGCGCTGCCGGTACGCTTACCGCAGCAGATTTGGCGTCTTTGTCGCCGGATGTAATGGGCGGCTTTAGCCCAAACGTCGGCTACGAGAACCTCGGACAAATTGAGCCGCTTGCAAACGAAACCTTTATGCCGGTGACGGCGGAAGGCACCGGCGTTACAAACGCGCTGAACTACCAGCCTCCGCCAGCAAATGCATTGGCGCAGGGAGCATATCAAAACCTTTCGCCGACGGACCTTTTGTCGCTGGATTACGCGACAACTCCCAACATGGGAATGTCGCCAATTGGAGTGCCTACGCCTTATGTTGCGCCGCTGAGTGGGGCGGCAACAGGGGCGAGCGCGCCGTATGCCGGCGCGTTAGCTGATCTTGCTGGAGGTTCTGCCGATTTGGCTGGCGCAACGGGTGGCGGGTTGTTTTCTTCTGCGGGTGTAAATGCTCTTGGCGCCGCGGGCGCAGGAGCGGGCGCAATTGGCGGTTCCGCAGTAACGGCGCCCACGACTGCGTCAACTGGCGCTGGCATTATGGAGGGCATGGTGCCCGGCGGGTTGACCAGTGCAGGCATTCCGGCAACGCTTGCCGAAGCCAGCGCTGCAGGCGCCGTTGCGGCCGGAGCGGGCGGTTCCATCCTCGACCAAGCCATCAACCTGATCAAAAGCCCCGCGGGCGGCGCTATCCTCGGCGGCGTCGGCAGCGCGGTGGGCGGCATTATGCAGGCCAATGCTGCGGAAGCGGCGGCCGAGCAACAGGCTGCGGCGGCTCAAAACGCGCTTGCTTTGCAACGTGAGATGTTTGAGTACCAGAAAGGTTTGCTCGAACCCTACCGCACTGCCGGCACTTCTGCGCTGAAGCGCTTGGAGGGTGCGTTGGGACTTGGCGGCCAAGCGCAGCCCCAGCAGATGCTTGAGATGGACCCAGGCTACGGTTTTCGTTTGGGCGAGGGCATGAAGGCGCTGGAGCGCATGCAGTCCGCTCGGGGTAACATGTTGTCTGGTGGGGCCATGAAGGCCGGTCAGCGATACGCACAAGATTACGCGTCTGGCGAGTACGGTAACGCCTACAATCGGCTGGCAAATATTGCCGGCTTGGGGCAAACTACTGGAACGCAACTTGGCACTGCTGCGCAGCAGTTTGGAACCAACGCCAGCGGCGTTATGGGTCAAGAGGCTAACGCGCTCGCTGCCGGCAGGGTTGGGCGCGGCTCGGCTTACGCCGGTGGAGTTCAGGGCGGTCTGAATGCGTACAGTAACTACCTCAACCAGCAGCAGCAGAACCAAATGTTCCGCGACATCTTTGGCCGCACTGCGATTGGAAACTGACCATGCAGCTTGATACCCGTCTCCCGCTGATGGCTGCGCAACAGCCAGCAATGCAGTTCCAGCCTGAAACGCGCCTGGAGAGCCTTGGCAAGATTGCTCCGGCGATCAATGCCATGCGGCAGATGCAAACGCAGCAACAGACCCAGCAGAAAGAAATGCAGGCCGCAATGCAACGAAGTGCGGCGCTGGATGAAATGCGGCGCGCCGTGCAGGACGAAGACCTCGGAAAATATGCCCAAGCCTTGATAAATTCTGGCGACGAAACGCTGATGCAAAAAGGCGCGCAGTTGCAGATGGCCGACCTGCAAGACAGGCAATTTCGCCAGCGGTTTGGCGGCATGACTGGCGACCTTACGCCGCAAGGCATGGCGGCGCTTGCTGGAGCGGGAGAGAAGGGGCTTGGCATAGCCAAAGAGCTTGGCCAATATGTCGTCAAGCCTCAGCCGTTTGGCGTGGGCAAAAACGTGTATGTTCCGGGACAGGGTTTTGAGACGCCGCCGGAGACACCAACTAACGCACTGACCGCGGCCGCTCCTGCGGCTACCGCAGACCCGCGTGCGCGTTATTTGGCGGCTCGGGGATATGAAATTGGAGAAGACGGAAAAGCAAGACCAATTCCAGGCGGCCCCGCAGACCCAGCAAGGATGCGGCAACAGGCAGAAGCTCGGGCGGCGGCGCGACCAAGTTCTGGGGAAGTGGGCGGCGCGGTTCCCGCGGCAAAACCCATGTCTGAGAGCGAGCTTGCTCGTCGCCGCGACGCGGTAGCTAAGGAATACCGCAACGCCGGAACTGCGCTACAAAATCTGCAAGAAACACTGAACAGTGCAGACCAAGTGCGTAAAGCGCCGGGCCTAGAGAGAGCCACCGGCTATTCTGGCGCATATCTGCCCTCGTTCCCTGGCGGCGCGGCCGCTCAGGCACAAACGCGGTTGGAAAACTTGCGCGGCAAGATTACCGCAATGGGCAAAGCCACGGCGGCCATGTCTGGTGCCATCGGTTCCATTGCCAATCAGGAATGGAAAATTCTTGCGGATCAGATTGCCGTCATTGATCCCGTCAAAGGTGTTGGCCCAATGTTGGAGCAGATTGCGTCGCTTGAGCAACAGGCTCGCGACGCAATGGGTCGCATTAAAGACGCTTACGGAAAGCAATATAGCGAGGACTTTGAGCGGTTCCCGCAATTCCGGGAATTGCCTATGCCGGCACAGGGCGCCGGAATAAGGGCGCCAGCCGCGTCAACTTCGCCTCCTCCCGCGTCTACAGCAAGACCAACGGGGGCAAGCGGAGCCCCAGCCCAAGGCAATTTGTCGCCGGCAGAGAAAACTGAACTTGAAGCCTTGCGCCGTCGCTTTGGGAGGCCACAATGAGCCCGCGCGAAGAACTGCAGGCTCTTCGCCGCTTGGCCGAACTTGAGGCGCGCTCGGGTTCTGCTCAACCAATGGCGCCGTCAGCGCCTCCGGGGCAAATTCCCGGCGCCGGCCCCTACGTTGCCCCGCCTGCCGCGCCCGCTGGCCCGACCACCAGACAGCGTGTGGCGCAGATGGTCGGCCCAACTATTGAAGGACTTGGCACTGCCGGCGGCGCGGCTTTGGGAACGCCGGCAGGCCCGTTGGCTATGCTTGGTGGCGCTGGCGCAGGTTACAGCGCGGCTCGCGGTATCAATCGTCTGATTGCTGGAGACAACGAGCCGATTACCATGCCGCAGGCGATGGAGCGTACTGCTCGAGAAACTCTGTCTGGCGCGACGTTGGAGGCGGCTGGCCGGGGCGTAGTGGGGCCGGCATTTGCTAAGGCTGCAGAATATGGCAGCAAACTTGGCAATGTTAAACTTGACACGTACCTGAAGGCGCTTGAAAACAAGGGCGACGACATCCTTGCCGCCCTGCGCGGTCCGCGCGCCGCAACGCCAGGAGCCATACCCGCTGCCGGCGAAGTTGCGGCCACCGCCGGTACGCCTGGTTTTGCAACTTTGCAAGCGCGGGCGGCAGAGGTGCCGGGTCTTGCTGGAGAGTATGCCTTCATGCAGGCGCAGACAACAACTGCGCAGCGGGCTCAACAAGCTAGAGCTCAAGAAAAAGCCAATCAATTGCTGGGAAGGATTGAGCAGCGAATGGACACGGCGCTGCGACCAGCAAACGTAGAAGACGTTGGTGCCGCATTGTTTCAATCTGCGGATGCTAAGCGCAAGGCGCTGAAGGCTAACGTCATAGAGCCCGCATACGAGGCCGCATTTAAGGAGGCGGGCGATTCAAAGATTGACCTTACCAGCGTGGTGCGCCAAGCCGAGGACATTCTCGGCAAAAAGCTGTCTGAGTTTGACCCGTCAACCGCGCCGGAAACCGTGCGCAAGCTCGCGCAACTGGTTCGCAAGGCCGAGCCCACGCCTGTTGGGCGTGGCTTAGTGTCTCAAAGGCTGACGGTTCAGCGCGCACCAGAGACGCCTGCGGTTACGTTGCAACAACTGGACGACATCCGCAAGGCCGTCAATTCGGACATCGCTGCCGGCAAGTTGTCCTCTGACCCTGCAGCGGCTACGCGGCTGCGCAATCTGGGCCAGATTCACGGCGCCATCGACGACGCGGTTTCAACCTCGACGACGCTGAGTGACGTTGCCAAGCAAAAATACGCCGACGCGCTGAACCTGTACCGCGAGCAATACGTTCCGCAGTTCAAGACCGGCGTCAACGCGCAACTGTTCAAAACCACCGGCCTAAATGAGCCAAAGATCAAGCCGGAAGATGTGGTTGTTAAATACTTCCAACCGCGCGGCGTGTCTGAGGCTCAGAACTTTGTCACGATGTTCGGCAAAGACCCGGACGCCATGCGCGTGATGCGGTCTGGCATTGAAGACCTGTACACGCGCGAGGTTAGCAAATTCACGCCGGAAGCTCACGCCGCGTTTCTTAAGAAGTACGCCGACCCGATCCGCGTGCTTGACGCTGCCGGCATGAACACGTTGCAACGTGTCAACATTGTTGGCCTTAATGCCGCGCGGCATGCCAGAGTGCAAGAGATCGCCGAAAAAGCAAGCGTCAAGCTCCCCGACCCTTTGCCGGCAGGCGCAACGGCGGATGCCGTTCAATCGCGGATTGACCAACTGACCAAAGGCCTGACGCCGCAGCAATTGAGCCACATCAACGCGGTTCAACAAGACATGTTGCGGCGCGGAGAATACGAGCGACTGGTAAAGGCCGGCGCGGCAACGGGGATTGACATCAAGGGGCTTGGCACTAAGACTGGCCGAGAAATTGGCCTGCCTCTGCCCAACTTTCTTAATGTTGCGCTGACGGTGTTCAACAACACCGCAAAACGCCTTGCGCTGCGTCTGGACAACAAGCTGGCGCTGGAAATTGCGCGCGAAATGACGGACCCAGCTTTGGCTGCGCGCTCGGTTGAAAAGGCGCTTCAATTGCAACGCCAACGGGCGACCGGCGGCGGCGCCTTGGCAACTCAATTTCCGCCGGAACGTCTTGGGCGGGCTTTGACTACCACTGCGGGTGTTGAAATCGCCCCCAGAGCGGAACCAATGCGGGCTAATTCGCTTGCACCTCAACCCATTAATGCCCTCATTGACTAAATGGACACCCAAAACTTTTTCAACGTCGCGGTGACGCTGGCCGGTTTCCTGGGAGGCTGGATTCTCAACAACATCTGGCAGTCAATTAGGGCGCTGGACAAGGATGTGCGTCAGATGCCGCATGTCTATGTTGCAAAGGAAGACTACAAAACCGACATCGGTGAGATAAAGTCGATGCTGGCTCGTATCTTTGACAAGTTGGAAGCAAAGGCGGACAAATGAACGCGATGATCATCCAAGCGCTGGTGCGCCACATCCTGACGGCTCTGGCCGGCGGCTTTGCCGTTAAGTGGGGCATTGACGGCGACACCATAAACGTCATCGTTGGTGGCGCCGCGGCTGCCGCGGGCGTGGGCTGGAGCGTGTGGGACAAGAAGCGCCAGTGATGGACTGGTCACAATATTCCAGCTTCAACGAGTCAGAATTCCGCTGCCGGCATTGTGGCCGGCAGGAAATGCGGCCCGAGTTCATGGGGAAGCTGCAGGCTTTGCGATCAGCTTACGGAAGGCCTCTGTACATAACGAGCGGCTTCCGTTGTCGGGATCACCCCGTTGAGAAGGCAAAGTCGTCGCCAGGCATGCACGCTACCGGGCTGGCGGCAGACATTGGCGTGCAAGGCGCAGAGGCCATCGCGGTGCTGCGCCTGGCGCTGGGCATTGGCTTTACCGGCGTCGGAGTGCAGCAGAAGAACGAGAAGCGGTTCTTGCACCTTGACACGCGGGCGCTGCCGACCATTTGGTCATACTGACGGCCAGAACGCCGCCAGCGCCGCCATCAAGACCACAGCAACCATACACGCAGACATTACGTAGCCAGCAGCGCGGTCAAGCTCGTCAATCGCGTCGTCGGCGCCTATTTCAGTCGCGGCCGCGGCCGCCTCGGGGTGCCGTCCTTGTTGGTCACAACCCAAAGGTATTCTCGGCTGCTGAATCGGTGCAGGTTCGCGCATTCGTATCTCCGATAAGTGTGTTGGGCCTGGTGGCGCGTTTCGAGTACGTGTGACCAGGCGCCGCAGTCGGGGCATTTCATGCTGGCTTGGGCGGTGGAATGCGGGACTCGCATGGCTCTGGCAACACCCAGACGCCGATCCAAACCTGGCGGTCTGAGTTAGAGGGCGATGTTTTGCGCAGGCAGTCCTTGCACTCTTGGCGGTGTGTGCCCGCGCAACGGGCTACGTCGTGGAGGGGGATCATGTCATGTTCCTTCCAACCTCTGCCGCAGCGCGAACGATGGCACGGCGTGTGGCGGCGAGAGGGTTTACGCTTGCATACTGTGAGTTCATTACTGGCACTTCGTCCATCAAGCGCAATGCCACAGCCAACCTGAACGCATCGCCGTCGTCGGTGAGGGGGTTCCATTTTTTCTTGTTGACGTATGGGTCTGTTAGGTCTTTTTGCCAGTCTTCCAAATTGTCTGACCAATACGCTTTAACCCCCGCCGCCTTAGCAGCCAGTTCAAGTAGTTCTCTGTCTGTCATTTCCCTTCCTCCACCGCCTTGACACGGCCCTCTACGAGGGCTATGGCGGCGCGGGCTTTCTCGGTCATCCCGCATTCACCCAGCGTGTCGCACAGGTCTTGCAGCGCCTCCAGCAGCGCATCGCGTTGTGCCTCGACTACCGACGGGCGTAGCCGTTCACCGGCCATCTTGTATTGCCAGTCATGGGCGTCATGGAGGCAACGCAGTTCGGCGGCGGCTCGGTGCATTACGCCAGCAGGACCGGACGGCACCCACGTTGCTTGCGCCTCCAGTGCATCAGCCAACCGCAATGCTTCAGGTTTGTCCATGATTTTTCTCCCATGATGCGTTTTCGATGGCGCGGGCAAACAGGTGAATCGGTTTGGCTCATATGATTGTCATTCTTCTACTCCAAAATATTTTTTTACAAACGCCACCTGATCCACTGCCTTGTAGCCGCGAGGCAGATGCCGACTGCTGTCTTCTATAGCTGTAGCACATTCCTGAATCAACAACTCGGCGAACTTTCGCAACAATTCATCTGGAATGATCCATCCATCTGGAACCACTTTATCGTTTGACAAACGGTGTTTGAAACATCCAGAAAGAAATGCCAATTGTCCAATGATATCGTCACCGCATATTTCTTCCAAATCTTCTTTAGACCATTGCGTCATTCTATCACCTCAAATGTATAATCTTAATAGGTTCGCCTACAGCAGCGTCCATGATCTCATCCTCCTCCGTCAGCGGCACCAGCTTGCGCTGGGGCGGGGCGGTGTAGAGTGGTGTTGCTTTTGCGCCCTTGCTGGCGCTCATGGCATCCATGTACTTAGGCTTCCAGACAAGGTGTGGCCCGTGTTCGGTGCCATCCTGTTTGATTCCCGTGTACATCCACGCTACCGGCTCCTCCGGCTCGGCCTGCTGCGCGTCATGCACAGGAAGCGTCCCGAATAGGCGGGTGATCGGCTCCTCCGGCTCGGCCTGCTGCGCCAGGGCGGCGCGGAGGTCAATCAGCACTTGGGCATGGTGCGAAACCAACAGCCCGGATTCCAGCACCTCCAGCGCCTGCTGGGCGGCTTCGCGTAGTGTGGTCATGCCACCCCCATCGGCGCAAACAGCGCAAACCCAAGCGCGGCGAACACCGCCAGCCAAAATGCTTCTTCAAGAGTCATTCTGCATCTCCTTTAAGATACTGCTGCAGGCGGTCGATGCGCTGCTGGTGATACGCCGACATCGAATGCGCGTATTCCGCCGCACTTTGCGCGGCCAAAAGTGAGCGCCGAGCCTCATCCAACTCCTGCGCGGCCAGAACCTCTGGCGAGCGCGGATGAAACAGGGTCGTCAGTGATTGCCGCATCCAGTTCATGCGGCCCCCTTTGAACGGCGCTCGTATGCCAGTATGTCGCTCATGCGATATCGGATGCTGGGCCGTTTGCCGTCACCGATGCGCAGGTACGCCGGCCCCATGCCGGCAGCGCGCCATTGGCTCAAGGTGTTGAGGTTCATTGACCACCTGATGGCTAGCTGTGCCGGAGTGATCAGGTGCTGGTCTGGCGGCTGGGCGGCGTTCACAGTGCGCCCTCCTCTTCGTCAGATGCCGGCGGTGCCTGCTCAGCGCGGATTTCGTCTGCGCGCTGCTGGACGGCCTCGACCACCTTGTCGCGATCCGGGCCTTTCGGGACGCGGCGCATCTCCGGGCGCAGCAGTTCAAGAAACTCCATCGTGCTGGCGCTCTTGATCTGCTCAACCAGGGCGTCTACGTTTACTGTTGGCGGCGGTGGCGGCGGGGCGACTTCCTCGACGGCACCCATGTCGCGCGCAGCGGGCCGCGGCGCCATGTCCTCGGCTTCTTCGGGCGTATAGGTGCCGATGGCCACGCCGGGGTAGATGGTGCGAATTCCTTCGGAAATGCACCGTGCTCGCAGCATCTGGCGGGGGTAGGATTTCCACGTCGGATTGCGCGTCAGGCCCGCGCTGACGGCCATGTCCGTCGTCCATTCGATGCGGACGCTGCCGCCCTGCGGGTGGGTGAACGTGCCGACGACCTTGCGGTCGGTGTACTCACCCCATTCGACCTTGCCGCCAGCCTGCTGGAACCGGGCCAGCATGGCATCGGCGCGCAGTGTGGGGCGCCCATTGATGACGTGATAGTCGCGGGCGGCAATCGCGGGGTGCATGCCCTCGGCCTGCGCTATCAGCATGAGGGCCATCGCCTGGTCAGGCGTTTTGACGCCAAACAGGCCGGACTTTGCGACCGCAAGCGCCATGCGCTCGATTTGGTCAACGGGAACAAGTGCTGTGCTCATTGCGAATTCCTTTGTTAGGTGGACGGCCCAGACGCAACTCTGAGACATTTAACCGGGCTCCCAACCGTCCGATGTCGGCGCTGCGCTACTACGACCAAGCAGCCCCGCAGCGCCGGCAAACTTGTCAGACGCTTAGGCCGGCGGCGTCTTCTGGCGGAAGCTCAAAAATCTTCTTACCGGCGGTTTCCACGGGGACGCCCGCGGCCATCATGCTGATGATCTCATCGTGCGTAGCCAGTTGCACGTTGAAGTTGGGCATAAGGTGTTTCATAACATCTGAGCGCGAATAGGACCGCACAAGGCGCTCGCTGCCATCGCTTGCCATGACGGCATAAACCTTCATGGTTAGCGTGTACGGACGCTTAGATTTGCTGGTTTTGCGATTGCTCATTTTCTACTTTCCGCAAGGCGCCGCAGCGCCTCAACTTGTGCGCCGACCTCGGCAAGAAATTCCGTGACCTGGCGCTCGAGGTCGGCAATATACGCCGGGTCACGGTTGATGCGCTGAACGTGCAATTGCAGTTCAACGGGCATGCGGGGGTCAAACGACGCAAAGTCACACCACTGCCGGCCAACGATCCACATCTGGCCCTGCACTTGGGCGGTATGGTCTGCAGGCATGCCGGCCAGCAGCGTTGAGATGTGGACGGCGCTGTTGTATGGGCACTTGATCTCTATCAGGCCGTCCCAGTCCACCAGGCCGTCGGGCGAGCAACCTGCCATCAGGGTGTCGTGGGCGACAAAGCCCGTTTCCTCAACTGCAACGCCCGTCCGTTGCTCGTATGCGGTGCGGGCCATTGACTCCTGCTCAGTGCCCCAGCGCATGGCGGCGTTCTCGTAGCTTGGCACCGGCTGGCCGGTCAGGCGCTCGACAACAAGCTCCGTCAGGTAGCGTTGACGTTCTGCGCTGGGGCTGCCGTTTTTCAGGCGGGCCAGCACGTCCTTGAACCTGGACGCGGTGGCCTTGCCGCACCTGGCGGCGTACCAGTCGTCGTCGCGTTGGG